TCTTTCAGTTGATTCTTATACCTCAGCAGTTGGATTTAATAATATTCCTAAATATAAAAGTCCTGTAACTGGTGAAGAACTTGAACTTAGAGATTGTGTAGACTTTAGGCCAAGAAGAAACAATAATTCAGATACTATTGGAAATATTGAGTTACCTGTTCCAAATTCAAATTGGGAAGCTGACTATAGTTATTATCTCCCAAGAGTAGATACAGTTTATTTAAGTAGAGAAAGAAAGTTCGGTTCTAATAAAGGAACACCTTCTTTGAAAACAATACCCCCTTCAAGACTTGATGGGACAATGAATCTCTATACTATTTACATTCCTGCTTTTACTTTTAAAGCAAGTGATGTAACTACACAATATATAGAAAACAAAAGATACACGATGAGGGACATTGGTAAGTTGGAAAAACGAATTGCTAATGTAGAGTATTACACTTCTTTATCATTGTTAGAAAAAGATGCTGAGTCATTGGTAATTAAAGATACTGCTGGTTTGGATAGATTTAAAAATGGATTTTTGGTAGATGGTTTTAATGGTCATAGTGTTGGAAATGTTCTGAGTCCAGATTATAAATGTGCTATTGATTTTGATGAAAAGATTTTACGTCCAAGCTTCAACTCCGAGATTACTGATGTTTATTATGATTCAACCGAATCTGTTGGAGTACAAAAAACTGGTGATTGTATTACATTGCCATATACTACAACTCCATTAGTTAACCAGACTATTGCAAGTAAAGCAATTAATGTAAATCCATTTGCAGTATTAGCTTGGGTTGGTAATATTGATTTAACACCTCCAAGTGATAACTGGATTGACACCACAACAAATCCAGAGGTAGTTGTAAATCTTCAAGGTGAAAATGATGCTTGGGAAAGTTTAGTTGGTTTATCATTTGGAACACAATTTAATGATTGGCAAACTATAGGAACAGGAAGGGAAAGAGTTTTAGCTACTAATACAAGTACAGATAGAAGGGCAGCATTTCCTTTTATTAGAAGAAGAACTTCACAGACAGTTGAAGCTCAGGTAACACAGACAAGAACTGGTATCAGGAATGAGATTACTGGTGTTGATACTGTAAGGAATAGTATTGGTGATAGGATTGTTGATGTTTCTGTTGTTCCTTTCATTCGCTCTAGGGATTTGATTGTTAATGTAAAGGGAATGAAACCAAATACAAGAGTGTATGCATTCTTTGATAGTGAAGATGTTTCAGCATTCTGTACGCCTTCAGGTGGTTCATTGGGTGATGCAATATATACGGATGATGGTGGTTCTATTTCTGATTTAAAATACAATATTCCAAATTCAGATACACTTAGATTTAGAACTGGCGAAAGACAATTTCTTTTAGTTGATAATATTCAGGGTGATTTAATCTCAGCTTCAACATATGCTGAAGTAATTTATGCAGCACAGGGATTACTTCAGACAAAAGAAAATGTTGTAGTATCATCAAGAGTTCCAAGAGTTCAGTCATTTGGACAAGGTAGTGCTACTGAATTTAGAACTACAACTAATACATTCAACCGCGTTAATGTTGGTGGTTGGTTTGATCCATTGGCTGAAACATTTCTGGTTGATGAAGCATTATATCCAGATGGAATTTTCCTTTCAGATATTGATTTGTTTTTCAAATCAAAAGACGATGATGGACTACCAGTAACAGTTAATATCAGAGACACCTTGAATGGTTATCCTGCTAGAGTAGTATTACCATTTTCAGATGTTTCTAAGTTTCCTGCTGATGTTAATGTAAGTGAAGATGCAAGTGTTGCAACTAAGTTTACTTTCCCTTCATTGGTTTATTTACAGCCCGGCGAGTATGCAATTGTTGTATTGAGTAATAGTTTGAAGTATGAAGCATATATTTCTGAGATGGGTGAAAATATTATTGGGACAAATAGAAAGATTTCTGAACAACCTTATGCTGGTGTATTCTTTAAATCACAGAACGCATCAACATGGAGTCCAGACCAAAATCAAGATTTAACATTTGTATTAAATTATGCTGAGTTTACAATAGATAATAGTTCAGCAGCTGCTATATTTAAAGATGGTGTTGTTGGTAGTGAGTTCCCATCTAGTACAAAATATAAAGCAGATATTGTTCAGCTAGTTCCTCAAGAAGTTAGGATAAACAATACAGGTGTATTTTGGAGTATAAAAATGACTAGTGAGGATGGAGCTAGTCCTCCAGTAAAAACTCTTGATACAGATTTTGAACCTGTTATTCAGAATACTAATTTTCAACTTGCTTCTCAAAAAGTAATATCAGGAAAAGAAACAACAACATCAGAAGGAACATATATTTCTAAAGCACAACTTGTATCTACTAGTAAGTTTATTAGTCCAGTAATTGATACTGCTAGAAATAGTGTTATTACTATTGAGAATGTTATTAACAATCTCACAACCAATGAAGAAAATACTGCAGGGGGTGACTCGACAGCAAGATATCTTACTCGCCGTGTTAATCTTAAAGACGGATTTGATGCAACAGACATCCAAGTTTTTATGACTGCTAATAGACAAGCTGGATCAAAAATATCTGTTTATTATAAAGTATTATCACAATTTGATAATGATACATTTGACAACAGGCCTTGGACTTTAATGAATGAATCGACAAATACTAATGCTGTTTCTGCTTCAGACGAATTGGGCGAATATTTGGAACTTGAATTTTCACCAGTTGGAGCAAATGCTAATTATGTATCTAATGGTGTTACTTATGATAGTTTTAAAACATATGCAATTAAAATTGTTATGACTTCACCAAATACAACTAAAGTTCCTTTGATAAAAGATTTGAGGGCCATTGCGTTAGCATAATTATGAAAACAGTAAAAGTAGAAGAAACACAATATGTCCGTGATGTTAATTCTAAAGCAATTCTTAATACAAATTTGAAAGCTTTAGAAAACTATAAAATAGAAAAGAAAAGAAAACAAGCCGAAATAGATGATATAAATAATATGAAACAGGAAATTTCTGAAATTAAAGAAATACTCCAACAATTATTAGGAAAACAAAATGGCTAAACTAGTACAGAGGCGTAGAGGTACAACAGCAGAACATACAATCTTTACTGGTGCTGAAGGTGAGTTAACGCACGATACTGATAAAGAAACCATCGTGATACATGATGGTACTACAGTAGGAGGATTTCCTTTAGCTAGAGAAGATTTAGATAATGTTAATTTGTTAAATAGAATAAGTGTAGCGGAACTTGCTACATCTGATGGTGGTGCTGGACAAGTACTGCAAACTGATGGAAGTGGGAATCTTTCTTTTGTAGATTTTGATGTTGCTGGTTCTTCTGTTGGTGGTGATTTAACTGGTACTGTATCTAATGCACAGATAGGTGTTAATAAGGTAGGTATTGCAGAACTTGATGTTACTGATGGTCTTGATGGTCAGCTCCTTACAACAAATGGAAGTGGTGTATTATCTTTTGAAAGTCCTTCTTCTATTGCCCTTGGCGGTGATTTATCAGGGACAACTTCTAATGCACAAATACTTGCAGGTGCAGTTGAAACAGCTGAGTTAGCAACAGATGCTGTTACTACGATAAAAATTACAAATGCAAATGTAACTTCTGATAAATTATCAGCGGATTCTGTAACGACATCTAAAATTGCTGATGCAAGTGTAACAACAACAAAAATTGCTGATTCAAATATAACAGTTTCAAAGATGGCTACAGGATCAGTTAGAAGTGTTAATATAATTGATAATAATATTTTAACTCAACATATTGCTGATGCACAAGTAACGAAATTAAAAATTGCTGATAATTCAGTTGATGTTGCTAAGTTAGATGCGACAGATGGTAACAGTGGTGATATACTTTCTACTAATGGTTCTGGTGTTCTTTCTTTTATACCACAGCTTACATCATTAGCAGTTGGTGGTGGTATTTTAACTGGTACTACTGATAATGCAGGGGTAGCAAATAGTTCAATATTAAATGCTATGCTTGCAACAGGAATTGATGCCAGTAAATTAACAGGTGCTATTTCAGGTAGTGTAACGGGTCTTGGTGGAGAAAATTTTACTTCTTCATTTACTCTTAATGTTAGTGCTACCACTACGAGTGTAACTAATTGTCCATTTGAACCATCACTTGTTCTTTTTGGAGCGCTGGGTGTAGGTTCTAATAGTGATAGTGGCTCTATTGGTGGTGGTAGACTCGCTTCTCAAGCTTGTTTTAATTCACAAGCATCTCAGGATGGCGGTGGAGAGTTAGATGTTGTATTTGTTTTGAAGCGGTTTAATAGTGGGACTAGTTTATTTGATTATATATCATATTCACTTACTGCTTTTTTATCAAATGGTTTTACTTTGCAGAGGGACGATCTGACAACTACTAGTGGATTTACTAATAATCAGCCTGTTCAATACATGGCATGGAGTTAGGAGATAATATGAAATATATATGCGTAGTAAAATCTACAGGAGAATTTTTAGAAGAACAAACTGGTTGTGTACCTGGCACAATGATTCAGAATTCAGTTAATGGTGGATATGATGCAGCTGATCTTGAAGAAAAAGAAGTAACGAATGAAGAATTTGTACAAATGTTAAATGATATATATGAAGCATCATTAACATATCAAGACCGCAGAAGAGTAGAATATCCTTCTATTGATGAGGTAACAGTAGCACTAGCAGAGAAAGAAGAAGGCGACTCTACAATGTGGGATGAGGTAACTGCTAAAAGACAAGCTGTAAAATTAAAATATCCTAAATCATAAGGTTATAGAAAATGGCAAAAATTGTAAGAAGACGAAGAGGGAGTACAACTGACCACGATGTTTTTACTGGTGATGAGGGTGAGATTACTGTTGACATTACTGAAAAAACTCTAAGAGTGCATGACGGTTCAACTGTTTCTGGTATTCCACTTGCTAGAAAAGATATGGGTAATGTTTCCAATGCAGTTGGTATAACACAACTTACTGTAAGTGATGGTACGCCGAATCAATTGTTATCTACAGACGGTAGTGGTAATCTACAGTTTAGTAATGCACCAGATGTTTCAGGTGCTTCGGTAGGTGGTGATATAAGTGGCACTATTGGTAATACACAGATTGTTGCTAACGCTGTCGGAACTCCAGAACTTGCTGATAATGCAGTAGTGTCTGCTAAGATTGGTACTGGAGAAGTACAACAAACAAATCTTGCTGCTAATTCTGTTGGTACTGCACAGATACAACTTAATGCTGTTACTGTTAATGAATTAGGCCCACAGTCAGTACAAGAAGCAAAAATACAAACGGGTGCTGTTACTAATACTAAAATAGCAGATAATTCTGTAACAACTGTAAAAGTTCTTGATGCAAATGTAACTGCTGATAAACTAGCAACAGATGCTGTTACAACTGTAAAAATTCTTGACGGAAATGTAACCGAACCTAAAATAGCAGACAATGCTGTAACAACAAATAAAATTGCTGACGGAAACGTAACTGTTGATAAATTAGCTAGTTCTGGTGTTTTGCCAGCATTGGATGGTAGCAATTTGTTAGGTATTGAAGGTGTTCCTTCTGGAATTATTGCAATTTGGAGTGGCAGTATAGCAACAATACCTAATGGTTGGGTTATATGTGATGGTACTAATTCTACTCCAGATTTAAGAGATAGATTTGTTATTGGTGCTGGTTCAGGACAAGCAGTTGATGCAACAGGTGGTTCTACAAGTACTGGTGCTCATACATTGACTATTGCACAGATGCCTTCACATACTCACTCTGGACAACAGGCTGGTGGGCCTAGAGCGGACGGTGATAATCAGAAAATTGTTGGTAGTGGAAGTACAACGGGTGCTACTGGTGGTAGTGGTTCACATACTCATACTGGCTCATTACCGCCTTATTATGCCTTAGCTTATATTATGAAAACATAAAATATAAAGGAGAGTGAATGATTAGTGAGAAAGATTTAATTAATGATAAAATAACAACCATACATAATTTTTTAACCCCAAAAGAAGCAATTGATTTTTGGTATTTAACTAATGAATGTACATGGAATTATGGCAGAGTATCCAATACATTCTCTAGTCAGAAACAAAAGAGAATGACTTATAATTTTGATCCTGACTATTTTATACAAACAGATTTATGGAAAAGATGTGATAAGTTATTTACAGATGATATATCTTTGAGTCATGCCTATATAAATTATTCAGATCATGCAACTGTAAATCTTCCACATTCAGACGGTAAAGATAATGGCCCTACTATATTATTATGTTTGAATCAAGAATGGAAAAGAGATTGGGGTGGATACACAGTAATGTTTAAAAATATGAATAGTAATGATATTGTTCATGCTGTTTCACCAGAACCGGGCAAAGCAACTATTTTTAGGGGTTCTATGTGGCATTCAGGTACTCCTGTAGCACATTATGCTGATTATCCCAGATTTATGTTAACTATACATTGTTTTATAGAAAAGGAAATTAATAAATGACTACATTAACTATTATACCAATAGATAAAACCATTATTGTGGATGGTGAACTATTAGTATTTGAATTTGATATTGATGAAGATATTCATGCAATGCAATGGAATGGTAGTACTGGACATATAGAATATAAGTCTGGTAAAGAAAATAAAATTATAAATGATATTAGTGATTATCAATCATATATAAATTTACATGGTGAAGAAAAAGTAAAACAAGAACAAGTAAGGTTAAAAGCTGAACAGGATGAACTTGAAAAAACTCCTTTGTATATTAGAGAAAGAACAGCTGAATATGGTTCATTAGGAGAACAGTTAGATATGATTTATTGGGATAAAAAAAATGAAACTGCTGTTTGGGAAACTCATATCGATACTGTAAAAAATAAATATACTAAATCATAATCAAGGAATAATAAAATGGCAATAGTAAGTGTAAATTTAGTAGACACTTTTGATGAGTGGAGAGTAAAAACTAATACACTTGGTAATGAAACAGGTGATTTAACAAGTTTATCTACTACAAATAAATCAAGTATCGTTGCAGCTATCAACGAAGTAAATACTAATGCAGATTTAAGTTTAAAAAATATTGTTGAAGATACTTCACCACAACTCGGCGGAGACTTGGATTTAAATGGTAGTGATATTACCAACAGTAATGGAACATCTGGTATTGATATAAATGGTAATATTGTTACTACTGGTGAAGTCTCTGGGTCACAATTTAATGGTGTCATTGAAGTTTATAGTGACAATTCTCCGATTCTCGGCGGTGATTTAAATTTAAGTAAATTTGACGGTGTTACACTTTTAAGTTCATATGATATAGTAGGTACAGGTAATATAAATATTACGGGTGACATTACTGCTACTGGTGCTGTTGCTGGTGCTACACTATCTGGAGCTTGGTCTGGTAATTTGAATGGTGACTTGGGATTAAACTCAAATAACATCACAGGTACAGGTAATATAAATATAACAGGTAGTCTTACAGCAACCAGTATTGCAGGGACAGTTGTTGGTGTAACACAATCACCTAGTGATAACTCGACCAAACTAGCAACAACAGCATATGTTGATGCACAAGTAGAAACAGAGAATACGTTAGACGAGATGAATGATACAAATCTAAATACTCCATCTGATGGCCAGACATTAACATACGATGCAGCTTCTCAGAAATGGATTAACAATACTCCTCCTAGTGCTGGTATTTCATTAGCATTAGCAATTGCTGTTGGTTAATAAAAATATTTTATAAATAAAAGAAAAAAGATTGTTTTACAATGATTTTTGAGTGAATGGTTATTATAAATATTGGTATGAGTTCAGTAAAACTCCGAAACACTACCATCAAAAAAACACACTACAATAAAGGAAAAAACAATGGCTACTAACACGTTTAAAAATGCAAAACAAATTGGTGTAACCACTCGTACAGATGTTTATACAACTCCTGTTGGTAAAGATAGTATTATTCTTGAATTGGATATTTCTAATACTGTAAGTTCTAGTGTTACTACATCTGTAGAAATGTTTGACTCAACTGATTCATCATATGCATATATTGTTAAAGATGCTCCAATCCTAGTTGGGTCATCATTACAGGTCATTTCAGGACAAAAAGTTATCCTTGAAAGTGGTGATAAGGTTAGTGTAACATCTTCAGCGGCTGTTGATGTTGTTTGTTCAATCCTCGAAGATGTTAACTAATAATTGACGATAACAAATAATAAACCAATTAATTAATAAGGATAAATAAATGGCTTATATAGGAAGACAATTTCAAGATGCGGTGCCAGCTGATGGCACGGTTACGAAAGCTAAAGTATCATCCGGTGACTTTGTAACAGACTTTACTGATACTGTCATCACAGCATCCGATGAGATTATCTTTGCTGACGCTACCGATACACAGGCTGAGAAAAAAGATACTGTTCAAGGTATTTTGGATTTGGTTCCTGCCCCTGCCACAGCAACTCTTGGCACACCGTATGCAACAACTTCTGGAACTACGTTTACAACTCATTCTGGTATCCCATCTGGCACTAAACTGTTATTTATTACATTGAGTGGTATATCAGGATCGGGAATTCAGAATTTGACATTGAGACTTGGTGATTCTGGCGGTATGGAAGCATCTGGGTATACAAGCACTGGTGCTAAAATAGTTACAACTACTCCAAGCCTAAGTTCAGATACTATAGGATTCAGGATTAGAATGGATGTTGCGGCTCTTACGCATAGTGGCTTAATCATCCTTGCTCTTGCAAATAGTTCAACAAATACTTGGGCAATGTCGTCTACCACAACTGGTAATACTAATCAGATTGAGTGGAGTGCAGGTAAAAAGTCTTTATCTGGAGAGCTTACTCAGATAGGATTGCACTTGGCAGGCGGGGAAACTTACGATGCTGGGGCTATCAACATTGTATATATTTAAGAGGAGGTTAAGATGACATATAAAGTAATAGTAGATTTTGATGAAAATAATAAAATAACAAAATATCAGGATGTAGACACAGAGGAAGAGGCTATTGCTCATGTAGCTAAAGTGGTAGATAACTACCCTAATGCTTTCTATGTATTAGATACTTTCCAAGGCAATATGTTTGATTATCTGGTGGTAGATAGTGTTAATAAAACATTAACACCTAACGATACTCAGTTTGCTATTGACGAGACTGCTATTGAGGATGCAAAACCCTACGATATTAAAAGAAAAGAGGCTTATAGTTCTATTGTGGATCAGCTAGATATGCAGTACCACGACATCATCAACGCCACGACTACTTGGGTAGACCACATTCGGGCTGTAAAAGCCGCTTATCCTAAGGGGGAATAACCCAATATGAGTACGACAAAGGTTTCACCAGCACTAGAGGCGGAAGATATTAAGTTTATTAAAGCTCAGGAGACAGGAGCCGACACTACTGCCATAGTCACTGAAAAAACCGATTGAGAGACATTACAAACGGGGCTGATACGGCTACAACCTTAGACGAATTACTAGCCTTGAAAGCTAAACAAGGGGAATAAACCAATTAATTAAAAGGATAAATAAATGGCTTATATAGGAAGAGGATTACAAGATGCTGATGCTCCGGCTGATGGGACTGTAACAAACGCTAAAATATCATCAGGTAACTTTGTCACAGACTTCACCGATACAGTTATCACGGCTTCAGATGAAATTTTATTTGCTGACGCTACCGATACACAGGCAGAGAAAAAAGATAATATTCAAGGTATTCTGGATTTGGTTCCAGATAACACCCCTTCTATATCTGACAGTGGATCAAGTGGTGGGATGGTTATTTCTTCAGCACACGAAATTACTATGCCTCTACAACCTTGTTTCCACGCTTACATTAATTCGACTCAGAACAATGTAACCGGTAATGGGACTTCGTATGACGTTACAGGGGCAATTTGGACTGAGACTTTTGACCAAAACGCAGATTTCAGCAACGGAACTTTTACGGCTCCCGTAAGTGGCAGATATCTTTTGCAAGGTGTTTTGCATCTGAATGGGATTGCTTCTTGTACGGATTTCACCGTTAAGATGGTCACAAGCAATAAGACATTTCAGGCTTACAGAATTGATCTTGCCGCGGTAGGAGCATCGTCTGGTATTACTATCGTGTCGTTTGGTTTTGTGGCAGATATGGATTCCGCAGACACAGCAAAGATAAATATACAGGGATATAACGTAGGGTCAGATACGGTAGATGTCACCGCTACAAATTCGCTCTTTATGGGTTGCCTTTTAGCCTAATCAATATAGGGATATTATGATATTAACACAAAGACAGTTAGATGTATTAAACCACATAGTAGAAGACGGACAGACTTGGGCTGATAACGCTAAAGAGGCGAGTGATACGGCTCATGTTGTACTTCAAATGACGGGAGGCTCTAACAATGCAGATATTCAAGATACTTCTCCCGGCTCAACCTATTTTTCAGGAGCTTTGTTAAACCAATGATATTAACTCAAAGACAATTAGATGTATTAAACCACATAGTAGAAGACGGACAGACTTGGGCTGATAACGCTAAAGAGGAAGCTCACGTTCTGGCGAAGGTGGCTAGATGGGAAGCTGAATATGATGTTTCTGTCTTGGCTGGTAATTATAGGAATAGGGTTGAAAGAGATTTGGATGCTTTGCCACCCCCTCTAACAGCTTCGGAGCAATGGAAGGTTGACATTAGAAGCTCACCTATGAACCGCAACCGTGAAGATTTTATTACAGAGGTAATGGCAGGAGTAGCAGATTCTCCTGCAGAGCAAGCAATCTATGACGCTAAAATTCTTTTAAGGGGGAATAAACCAATATGACTACGACAAAAGTAACAGGGGCATTACAAGAAGATGGCACGAAGGGGGCTGATATAGCCTCGGCTGGTACGCTGGCTGTTGGAACAGACGGTTCTTACTTCGACATTACAGGCACGACAGGTATCACAGGATTTACCGTTGATGCTGGAAGGACGTTCACTCTACAGTTTGATGGCATTGTCACGCTGACCAACGGTGCAAGTCTGGTCTTATCAGGTGCGGCTAACTTCACGACTGCGGCAGGAGATAGGTTAACCTTTACTGCTGTTGCGGCTGATACGGTTGTTCAGGTTGGGCATAGTCTGGTGAGTGGTGGGAGTCCGGTTGCAAGTTCGTCAAGTGCTGGATTTTATATGCTAGGCATTGCTGTTAAGAATAGGGCTGATGCTAGTGCGGATCAATCCTTCGCAGGATGTGGGTTTACTCCTGACATGGTAATTTTTAACTGTGGTGTGGGTAATGATGCTTCTGGTGGTCTGAACTTTGGTTATCTTATGCCTCCGGGGCATGGTGTGGAACAAATGTCATGGCAACATAACGAGGCCCAGACTGCCGGATCTTGGGAGGCTAACGCAAATCGAATTAGATCTGAGGGTACAACGCCCGGATCAAATTTTATAGAAGGGATATTGAAACAGATGGATGCAGATGGGTTTACCATCACTTGGACAAAAACTGGATCACCCACAGGCACTATGAATATTGAATACGTCTGTATTAAGTTCGGTTAATATCATTGAAATTTTTAAAAAAAGGAGATTTTATGGCAACAGTTAGATACAGCCGAGTCATTTCGACAGGCAAGGTTTTAGAATATCAAGGTGGTGGTGATCCAAGCAACCCATACCATTTGCAGGCCATGAGGAATAACGCTGAAAGTCTGGGCGCAGACATGGCAGACCTAGAGGTAGGCTATGAAGAGCAGAGTGTTATTGAAGCTTTGTGGGCATCACAGATTCCTGCTATTGAAATCTGGGAAGAGGAAATGGATAAGTCAGACGGTAAAGCCCCTCGCTACTTAGAGGATATTTATGACGTTTTAACTCAGTCTCAAAAAGATGCTATGTCCTCTCACGTAAAAGGGACTAAGGTGGCTATTGAAGCTAAGAAAACATTGCGAGCAACTAAGCCTATTTAAACTAGCAGGGCAAAAGCTCAGGAGACAGGAGCCGACACTACTGCCATAGTCACTGAAAAAACCGATTGAGAGACATTACAAACGGGGCTGATACGGCTACAACCTTAGACGAATTACTAGCCTTGAAAGCTGAAAGCTAAACAAGGGGAATAAACAATAATTAAAAGGATAAATAAATGGCTTATATAGGAAGAGAATTACAAGATGCTGATGCTGTTGTTGACACTAAAACTTGGAATAATTCAGATACAACTTTAACTTTATCTGTTGATCCTGGCTCTGTTAATAACGTAGCTTATTTCGAGGACGGGGTTCGTCAAGTACCTACAACTGATTACACAGTTTCAGGACTTACATTAACCAGAACATCTACTCCTGCGAATGGCGTGATTGGGATGGCTGTTAGTGGTTCAACTTTGACGATTGGATCTCCGGCTGATGGGACTGTAACAAACGCTAAAGTATCTTCAGGAAACTTTGTAACAGACTTTACTGACACAACTATCACGGCTTCAGATGAAATTTTATTTGCCGATTCTAGCGATTCGGGTAATGAGAAAAAAGATACTATTCAGGGGATTTTGGATTTGGTTCCTGCCCCTGCTGGTGGAGATAAGCGTAATTTTATTATTGATGGGGATTTTACACAGTGGCCTGAAGGTACTACTATTGCTAATACGGAAGGATACGGCCCTGCGTTATTTCAAGCCTCTGTAGGTGGTGGCACACCGGCGGCACTCAATATGATTGAGGAAACGACAGTTCTCCCAACTTTCGCTCAATCAGGACATCAATCCGCCAGTTGCTTGAAGCTGGATGTTACGACAGCACTCGCGTCTATTGCGGCTGGCGACCAAGCGGCTATGCGTCATTACATAACAGGAACGGATTATAAAAACTTACACCAGCGGGAAGCAACACTTGCATTTTGGGTACGCTCACCAAAGACAGGTACTCACGCGGTGGCTTTCTTTAATAATGCCGCTAACAGAAGCTATGTTGCGACATATACAGTAAGCTCTGCTGATACTTGGGAGTATATAACTATTACGCTAACCTTTGATACTACGGGGACTTGGGAGTTTACAGAAGATAAAATTGGAGTGTATGTTGTTTTCACTCTACTTACGGGTACTACTCGTCACGCTAGTGCGGCTAATACTTGGGAAGCAGGTGAATTTATTGGAGTTGCGGGAATAGTTAATGTTCTGGATAATACCGCTAACAACTTTTACATTTCCCAAGTGGGCCTCTACCTAGGCTCAACGGCTCCGACATTCACATCACCTCCGATTGCTACTGTTAAGGATCAGGTGGAATTTTATGTGGAGACATCTTACGACTCGGATGTTGCTACGGGGACTGCCACTAACAATAGTTCTTACGGTGGCTTAGGGGTAGTTGGTTCAGGATTAACTCCAGCTACAACCGCAGATGTTAGGGTGGCTATCCCGATGAGAACAAAACGTGATACGCCAACAATTACAGTGTGGGATTTGGCGGGTACTGTAACTAAATGGTCACGGTATTCTAATGTGGGCGGTTCAACGGCTAATAATATTGCGGCGACCACGGACTTTATAGGACATAAGTCATTTCGGGTTAAGTCCTCTTCGGTTGTAGCAAAATTCGGAATACTTGGGCATTGGATGGCAGACTCACGACACTAAAGGACACTTATGAATTTCACAAAAATACAATTACAAGAAGATGGTAGTTACACAGCCGATGATTTGAACGTGCCTAATTCCCCAGGCAATCGGCACTATAAGATGGTATTGGAGGACATAGCTGATGGAGCAACTGTTTTGCCTGTCGCGCTTTATGTAGAAACTTATGTAGAAACTTGGCTCGACAAACGACTCAAGTCTATTGCCGATGGTGGCTATGGAACCATGTCAGAACAGTTAGAAATGTTCGGTGAGCAAGGTGAGGTAGCATTTATGGCTCACATTCAGACAGTTAAAACTAATCACCCTAAACCTGTATAGGATTTTAAATGCAGGGGCCGGAACAGCAGGGGCCGCAGTCGTGCTCAGTAGGGATGGGACGGACACTTGCTGGATACTTGTTGACGCAAGACACTAAAATACTATTAACTATTAATTAATAAGGAAAAATAATGGAAATCGCAAAAGTAGCACTACAGGAAGATGGCAGTTATCAAGTCAACGATAATGTATTTGTTCCTGATGACATGGGTAATCGCCATAGGGTAATGATTCAAGAATGGATTGACGCTGGCAATACACCAACGCCTTATGTTGTACCAGAAAAATCATGGGAAGAAAAGCGTACTGCAAAAATGGCAGATGGTGGTTATGGTATATGGTCAGAACAACTAGAAATGATTGGTGAACAAGGTATGACTGTTTATCAAGCACATATTGCATCTGTTAAAGCTGCTCATCGTAAGCCTTAAAAGAACATAAATGGTAGAAAATGACTATAGTATATTGATGAAGGTTCTGGTATGAGTAAGGATGTAGTCAAAGAATATATTCGAGACAATATGTAAGAATATATAAACTATCTTTAGGTGTAATACAAAATCTCGATGCTTCCAAATTGGAAACATCTGCTTTAGTGGTAAAGCGACAATCAATTAAAATTAAATACCCTAAAATTTAAAAGGATCGAAGAATATGTCAATAGTTAAGAGTACACTAGCATTAAATTCATCTGGTATCATACCCGTTGAACTTAATTTTTCACGAAGTTCTTCAGCTACTAGAATTAATTCTATTGGTTTGATTGAAACCATTCCAGCAAATACTATCAGACAGGATTATTTTTCTGACCCTACTAATATTGGTAGACATAGAGGTTGGTTATTAGAAGAGTCATCAACAAATACTTGTTTGCAGTCACATGATTTAGGTAATGCTTCGTGGATTACAACAACATCCAGCTTAACCAATACAGGTAGTGTTAGTACTAATGCTATTAAGTCACCTGACGGAGCAACGAATGCTGACCAACTAGTTGCTTCATCAACAACAACTGGTATCATTGCAGCTCGACAACAAGGTTTGACTTTTACTAGTGGAACTACATATACAGTATCAGTATTTGCTAAGAAAAAAGAATTAAATTTTTTGGAACTTTCCAATAAGGATAATGACCAAACAGGTAGAACATACGCACAAACATTTAACTTATCAACTGGTGAAACTGGTGCATCTGGTGGAACTGTTGACTCGGCATCAATTCAAGCATATGCGAATGGGTGGTATCGTTGTAAAGTAACATTTACAGCAGATGCTAATTCAGATACAGAATTGTATATGAAAGCACGTCCTGATAATGGTGTTTCAAATACTTATGCAACTACTAGTTCTCAAGGTATTTATCTATGGGGTATGCAAGTTGAAGAGAAAGCCTATGCTACTTCTTATATTGCAACTACAACTGTTTCCGTAACAAGAACAGCTGATGTTGCATTTGTTGAAGATACAGAAGGAAAATGGAACTTTGATGTTGGTGCATCATTTTTAATTGATGCTACTCCATTGAATACAACTGGAACACCTGTTTATCATTATCAAGATGCATCAAATGCTAACTATGTAACATTATTGAGTAATTCATCATTGAAGGTTGTTAGTTCTGGTAATAGTCAACTAAATTCTGATCCTTTTGCAACAGGATTTTCTAATACAAGTCATGAAGATTTCCGTAATGTCGTTGCTATGAAGTCTAACCGACTACATATGGGACAAAACGGTAGTCTTTCAGCAAATCTTCCTGATACAACTGTTGTTCTTCCAGCTAATACTTCAACAAGTTCTTATACTATTAAATTCTTTCATGGTGAAGGATTAACATCTGGTAGTGGTTGGTTAACAAACTTTAAAATTTATTCTAATGTTCTTACAGATATAGAATTACAAAATTCTTCATTCCGTAGAAATGATGATGCACAAAATCTTGAATTGAATGCTGTACAGATTCTTGACAATTCTCTTACTGAATCAAAACTTGCAGATGGTGCTGTAACATCACAAAAAATTCTTGATGGAACAATTGTTACTGGTGATATTGCTGCTGGTGGAATACAAACAGCAAATATTGGTGACGATCAAGTAACCAATGCGAAAATCGCTGCTGGTGCGGTTGGTGGTACAGAGATTGCTAATAATTCTATTACTTCTGCTCATTTAGGTCTTGATGTTATCGTTGCTGAAGACGTTGCGAACAATGCAATTACAGTTGCAGAACTTGCTAACAATGCAGTTTCAACTGATAAGATTCAAGCTAATGCAGTTGATGGAACTAAGATTGCAATTGGTAGTGATGCAGCTGGTGATATTCTTTATTACAATGGAACTGATTATACTCGACTTGCAAAAGGTACAGCTGGTCAAGTATTGACAATCAACTCTGGTGCTTCTGCTCCTGAATGGGCGTCAGATTCCACAGACGTTGGTGGAACTTCTGTTGGTGGTGATGTTAGTGGAACAGTTTCTAACATTCAGATTAATGCGAATGCTGTAACTTCAAATGAGATTGCTGCTAACGCAGTTGATACATCAGAGATTGCTACGAATGCAGTTGGTATTACTGAACTTGATGTTACAGATGGTTCAGCAGGTCAACTTCTTTCTACTAATGGTTCTGGTGTATTATCATTTATTACTGATCCAACAAATGTTGGTGCTACTTCAGTTGGTGGTGATTTGTCTGGTACTGTTTCAAATGCACAGATTGTTGCAGGTGCAGTTGATACTACAGAGTTGGCAGATGATTCTGTAACAGCAGCTAAGTTGGATAGTAATGCAGTAGTAACAGCAAGCATTGTTGATGCAAATATTACTACAGCAAAACTTGAAGATGACTCAGTTACTTCTGCTAAATTGGCAGACCATGCTTCTAATGATGCATTGCGTTCTGTTGATTCAGACCATATTAAAAATGATGCAATTGAAGCACGACATATTTCTGATGATTCAGTTGACGGAAATGCACTTGCTGATAACTCAGTTACATCAGCTCATATCGTTAATGGTACGATTGTCGAAGCAGACATCGCAGACAGTGCTGTAACAAATAATAAGATTGCTGGTACAGCTGTTTCTAACTCCAAGTTAGCAACAAACGCAGTAACAACAACTAAGATTGCTGATAATCAAGTTACGATTGCGAAACTTGCAGTAACAGATGGTACGAATGGTCAAATCCTTTCTACCGATGGTAACGGCGTACTTTCATTCGTTGATGATACTGATACAACTATTGGTGATGCATCGGTTGGTGGTGATGTTAGTGGAACAATCTCTAACATTCAGATTTCTGCTGGTGCTGTTGATACTACAGAAATTGCAGACGGTGCTATTACAAATGCTAAATTGGGTGCAAACTCAATTACTTCTGATAAAATCCAATTGGATATTATCGTTGCAGAGGACTTGGCAGCTAATAGTGTTACATTCTCTGAGTTACAAGATGGTGCAGTACGAACAGCTAAGATTCAAGCTAATGCAGTTGATGGAACTAAGATTGCAATGGGTTCTGATGCTCGTGGTGATATCCTTTATTACAATGGTACAGATTATGCTCGACTTGCAAAAGGTTCAGCTGGTGAAGTTCTCACAATGGGAGCAAATGACCCAGCATGGTCTGCTGATTCTACAGATGTTGGTGGAACTTCTGTTGGTGGTGATGTTAGTGGAACAATCTCTAACATCCAAATCAATGCTAATGCAATCGGTTCTTCTGAACTTGCTAATAACTCTGTAACAGGTTCTCACATTGCACTTGGTTCTGATGCAGCAGGTGACGTTATGTATTATAACGGAACTGATTATGTTCGACTTGCAAAAGGTACAGCTGGTCAAGTATTGACAATCAACTCTGGTGCAACTGCTCCTGAATGGGCAGCGGATTCAACCAATGTTGGTAATACGGCAGTTGGTGGTGATGTTAGTGGAACAATCTCTAACATCCAGATTTCTGCTGGTGTTGTTACACCTACAATGTTGTCAGCGACAGGTACAGCTAATAATACAACATTCTTGCGTGGTGATGGAGTTTGGGCGACACCTACAATGACTGAAGTTGATCCAACGGCTGTAACAATGGCAATTGCACTTGGTTAATAAAGACAAGGGGGATGTTTAAACATCCCCCTATTACTCTTATAAATACTTGATAACATCTAAAAAGGAAAATAAAAATGTGGAAAGAGTTTCTTTTAAGAAGTACGCGTGGTGAATTAGACTTAATGACTTATCTTCCGTTTTTGACAGAGGTTGATGTTGAAACAAAAAAACCAAGATGGTGTATTGCGACAGTTGAATATGATTTGAATCCATTTGGTAAATTGATTAAGACACCTGCTAGGTATCATGCTAGAGGGTATACCATCGACCATAAAAAATACTATCATGGGTTCTTTGTTAATTTAAGGTGTACAGAAGAGTTCTACAATAAATATAAAAATAATTTAGATCAATATATTGTAACAGAGGAACATATTAGCCGTGATTCTCAGCCTTCTTGGCTCTAATAAACTTGATTCAAATAACATGATTGTTGTTTATGACAAATATTATAAAAATAAAACGAAGTGAAACATCTAACTCTATTCCGACTACTAGTGATTTAGCAGTTGGTGAGATTTGCATGAATGTTGCAGATCAAAAGCTATATACGAGAAAATCAGATGATTCAATAGTTACAATATCTGACACTACTATAGGTAGAACAGCGTTAGAACTAATATCTACAGATACTAGTTCTGCTGCAGGGCCTGTATTAGATTTATACAGAAACTCCTTTTCACCGTTTGACTCTGATGCAATTGGAGAAATTAAGTTTCAAGGTGAAAATGATAATAGTGATAAGGTAGTATTTGCAAAGATAACAAGTAAGATTGCAGATGCATCAGCTAGTAGTGAAGATGCTATTATAGAATTTCATGTACAAGAAAATGGTTCAAGTGGAGCAGTTATACAAATCAAAGGTGATGGTATTCATATAATGTCTGGAAATAAAATTACTTTTGCAGATGGAACATCAATGTCAACTGCACCCGTTGATTCAAATGCTGTTACGATGGCAATCGCATTAGGGTGATAAACGATACTAAAAAGAAAAATAAAAAATGACTCAAAATGACGAAAAGGTTGCCTTAAGAACCACTCAACCAAAAGAATAAAGGTATAAAGTATGGCAACAGTAAAATGGAATCAAGATATAAATGCTGGTCAAAGTTGGGACGCTGACATTAATATGTTAAATAATAATGGCAGTACTCGCGATATAACTGGCTGGACTCTTGAATCTAAAATAAAACGCCATTATAGATCAGTTGCTGTGAAGGAATTTATGTCAATAAACATATTGAATGCTGTTACAGGTAATATGACATTGGCATTAACTCCTAAACAGACTAGTAACTTAAAATCTGGTAAATATTTGTATGATGTTGAAGCAACTGATAGAAGAACACCAGCAATAGGTATTAGTGGTGATGGTAATGAAGCTACAGCTATAGCATTTGTAAATTCCGATGGTGTTATTTCAAATATTAAAGTTACTAATGGTGGTACTGGTTATACTGAAGCTACAACTATTACAATAGCTGATCCACTTTCTGATGGCGGAACAACTGCAACTGCAACTGCAACAGTTGCTGGTGGAGAAATAACTGTTATAAATATAGTTGATGGTGGAAGTGGATATTTAGAACAACCAAAAGAAAGGGTTATTCAAGGGGTAATAACAATTAGACCCGAAATAACAACTGACTGATGCCAATTCAAGTTAATAGAAACACAGGAAATACAGTATTTTCTCCGGCAGTGTCTAATGCTCAACAATCTGGTTCTGGTACTGGTGATGTTCCTCCTCTGGTAGATTTATCAGATGTAAATAAAACTGGATTAAATGATAATGATGTTTTGGTTTATAATGCTGCAACGGGAAAATTTGTTCCAATAGACATAGAAGTTATCAACGATAATGATGGTGGTGTATTTTAAAGAAAATAAGTGGTGGGTTTTAAGTTATACAATGGCATGGAGTAGGGCTTGATTTTTATTTTATGATTACAATGTTAAATGTGATAAACCTAACAACAAATATTTAAAGGAAAAATTAAATGGCTAATCAAATTCAAATTAGAAGGTCGTCTGGCTCAAATTCTCCTGTTGCAGGATCACTTGAAAAAGGTGAATTGGCATGGGTTGACCACGGTACAGGTGGTGGTGCTGGTTGTTTGTACATTGGTGATATGACATCAGCTGGTGCTGTTGTGCGTAAAATTGGTGGTACAGATTCATCTGATTTCATTACAGATATTCTAAACAACACAGTTCTAACAGGAGCTCCTACAGCAACTACAGTTTCAGCAGATGATAACTCAACTAAACTAGCAACAACAGCATATGTTGATCGTCAAGTTCTTTCTGGAACAAATGCTATTTCATCAGCATCTGATACAAATATCTCAGCTCCTGCAGGTGGACACGTGCTGATTTATGATGGTACAGATTCATGGGATAATAAAGCATTGTCAGGTGATGTTTCTATTGCTACTGATGGTACAGTTTCAGTTAACACAGTACAAGCTAATTCAGTTGCTCTAGGTACAGACACAACTGGTAGCTACATTTCAACAATCACAGGTACTTCAAATGAAATTGCTGTTTCTGCAAATGGTGTTGAAAGTGCTGCAGTAACAATCGGTCTAACAAATAATGTTACTATTTCAGGTAACTTGACTGTTACTGGTACAACAACAACTGTTGATTCAACAACCGTTTCTGTTGCTGATCCAATTTTTGTTATCGGTGAGAATGGTACAGACGATAATAAAGACCGTGGTATTGAATTCAAATACAACGATGGTGCTGCTAAAACTGGTTGGTTTGGTTACGATGATTCAGATTCAAAATTCAAGTATATTGCTGACGCAACTAATACTTCTGAAGTTTTCTCTGGTTCTCTGGGTAATGTTGCTTTCGGCGAAATTGATGGTACATTGACAACTGCTTCTCAAACCAATATCACAGGTTTAGGAACAATCACTACTGGTACATGGAATGCTGATATTGTTTCTTCTACTTTTGGTGGACTCGGTATTGATACCTCTAGTTCAACTGGTGTTGGTACAGTATCAGGTGGAACATGGAGTGTTCAGTCTGAAATGCCTGTAACTCTTGGTGGTACTGGTCTTCAAGCTGTTGCTAGTAATGGCATCCTAGTTGGTGCTGGTACAGCTGACATGACAGTATTGACAGCTGGTTCTGCTGGACAGAAACTAGCTATCGACTCTAATGGCGCTCCAGCATGGACTGACGTTATGGACGGCGGTACTTTCTAAGTTTAGTTTATTTTAGAAACAACATGAGTAGATTCACTGAAAGGGGATGGGGATTTTCCCTGTCCCCTTTTATTTTTTTTAGGAGTTATACATATTACATATAGGTAAAAGAAATGCAATTAAACGAAACCACTGACCTAATTGAAAAATTAGGTGTGCCGATTGTTGGTTTGCTATTGATTGGGTGGGGTTTTTGGAAAATTGTAAAATGGTTACAAGATTCACTAACAGGAAAGATAGGTTATCAAACAGATATACTCGTTCAACTCATTGATAGAATAAGAGTATTACAAACAGATATTTTAAAACTTGATACAATGATAAGAACTAGGTATGGTTTAGAAGCGGATCAAGAACGTATTGCAAGAGCTGATGAATCTGCAAATAAAAAAAGAGGGAAATAATATCAATTTAATAATTCTATATTAAAGGAGTTAATGAAATGGCTGAAAAAGAAGAAGCGACTGAAAAACCACAAGGAGCACCATTAGCAAAACAAAATGTTGATCCAGAAGTAACAAAAGAACAATTGCAGAATCAATTGAATTATGCACAAAAACTCATCAATGTTCTTCAAAATAAAGTGAATGAACTTAATGGAAAAATGGTTCAGATTGAAGCACAACTACTTCTTGCTAATGAAGATAAGGAAAATATTTTAAAGCAAGTGGAAACAATGGGAATCACCCCACAGTAATAAAAGGAAAATAGCATGGCTAGTGTAACTTCAAGACAGGGATTGATAGATTATTGTTTAAGGAGATTAGGACAACCTGTAATTGAAATCAATATAGATGACGATCAGCTAGATGAAAGAGTTGATGATTCATTAGAATTTTTTCAAGAATATCATTTTGATGGTGTGGAAAAAGTTTTTCTAAAACACATTATTACACAAACTGATATTGACAATGAATATATTCCTATGGGTGATCCTGTATCACCTGATGGTGGGCCTGTTATTAGTGTTGTTAGGGTATTACCTATTCCTAGTTTTGATTCGTTTCAGGGTGGGTTTTTTAATGAAGAGTATCAGTTAAGACTAAACGACTTAAATAATTTTTCTGGTTCTTCATTGATTCAATGGAGTATGACATTAACAAATTTTTCTGAAATCGAACAATTGTTTTCTATTGCACCAACGATGATGTTTAATAGAAAACAGAATAGAGTTTATTTAGAAGCTGATTGGTCAAAAAAATTTAGTGTAGATGATATTTTAGTTATTGAAGCTTATAGAGCATTAGACCCTGCTGTTTATCCAGAAGTTTGGAATGATATGTTTTTGAAAAAATATACAACCGCTTTAATCAAAAGACAATGGGGAGAGAATCTGAAAAAGTTTCAAGGTGTTGTATTGCCAGGCGGTATTACACTTGATGGTAAAACAATTTATGATGAAGCTGTTGAAGAAATAAGACAGATAGAAGAAGAAGTAAGTCTTAAATATGAACTTCCAGCAGATGGATATGTAGGTTAATATGCCAACTAATCAATTTTTTAAAAATTTCAATTCATTTCCACAACAAGAATTACTTAATAGTTTAACCAAAGAAGTAATTCAAATAAATGGAATTGATGTATTGTATCTTGAAAGAACAGAAGTAAAACGTGATGATATTCTTAATGAAGATGCATTATCTAAATTTACTAAAACAAGAGAAGTTGAGATGTATATAAACACACCTGAAGGTTTTGGTGGTGCTGGTGATATGGTTTCAAAATTTGGATTGGATGTTCAAGATGAATTAATATTGATTGTAAATAAAGAAAGATTTACAGAAGAAGTTTTTAATGCTGCACCAAAAGAAGGTGACTTGATTTATTTTCCTCTTGGAAAAGGTTTATACGAAATTAAATTTGTTGAACACGAAAAACCTTTTTATAGTTTAGGAAAAAATACAGTATATGAATTGACTTGTGAGTTATTTAGATATAGTAATCAAGTTTTTGATATTGAAGAAATTGAACAGGGTGCTATATTTGATAAAATCGAAAGAGAGAATTCAACTACAATTGAATTAACATTGGCTGGTTCAGAAGCATATCAAGTTAGTGAGATAGTATTTCAAGGTTCATCAATAGCTACCTCAGTTGTTACTGCTAAAGTTGCAAGTCAAGAAGGAAATAAATTGAATGTTTATAGAGTATCAGGTTCATTTGCAACCGGCACAGATGTTGTAGGTGCTAAAAGTAATACTTCACTTGATTTAATTTCTGTTGACGATCAAGTTAGTTCATCTACTGAATATGATGATAATAAAATATTTGAAACTGATGGAGATAATATTTTAGATTTCAGTGAAGTTGATCCGTGGAGCGAGGGAGACTTATAATGTTTGGAAAATATTTTTACAATAAGAATATCAGAAATATTGTTATATTATTTGGTACAGTATTCAATGATATAAAAGTAAAGAGAGTAGAATCAGACGGTGATGTTCAAAGTGAATTTAAAGTTCCTATTTCATATGGCCCTGCACAGAAATACCTAACAAAATTAGAAGGGCCTATTGATGAAGAAAAAGAAACTGTTGGTATTAGACTTCCAAGATTGTCATTTGAAATAACAACAATGACGTATGATGCAACAAGAAAATTACAGACAACGAAAAAAATAAAAGAAATAAAACCTCTTGGTAATCTTGATAATATTGAAATAATAAATGGTGGTTCTGGTTATACAGTAGCACCTGCAATAACAATTGAAGCACCTCCGTCATCGTCAACTGGAATAACAGCAACGGCTACATCAACGATTACCGAAGGTGTTGTAACTTCTATAACCCTTGATGTTGCAGGAACACAATATGAAAATACACCGACTGTTACTATAGCTGATGCACCAGCAGGTGGTGTAACTGCAACAGCAAAATCAAATCTTGATGCTAATCTTAATACTTTAGTTACAGCTTATACACCTGTACCATATAACTTTGAGATTGATTTATCTATCATGGTTAAGAATAGTGATGATGGAGCTCAGATACTAGAACAGATTTTACCATATTTTACACCAGAGTATCATGTTACTCTAAATGAAATGAAAACACTTGGTATTAAAAGAGACATACCTATTGTGTTAAACGGCATTTCAACAGAGGATGATTATGAGGGTGATTTTCTTACTAGAAGGTCTTTAACTCATACTCTATCATTTACAGTCCAAGGATATCTGTATGGCCCAACATCTGATATTGGAATAATCAGAGAAGTAGATGTTAATTCTGGAACAAGTTTTAATGATGATGATATTCAGTTAGTTAATATTGATATTAAACCAGACCCAGAAACTGCTGACCCTGATGATGCACCAAGAAATACTACAACAACAATAACTGATTTATAGGAGATATATAGGAGAATAATACTATGGCACAATGGAGAATAGACCAACAATCGTATAGGCCGCCGGACACTACCAACTTTGAAGTAGTAATGATTGCTGATGAGGATGGTAATATTTCTAATAGTTTTGGTGCTTCAGCTAATATTCCGATTGCTGCTGGAGAACTTACAGGCTATTCACATATTAATAAATTTGGATTTTCGTCAAACATAGGTGTTGGTAGTGGATATCATACAATTTGGAATGCTGGTGGTATTTATACATATGCATCAACCGCAACTATTGCAACAGTAACAAGTGATGATTCATCGGATGATGGTGCAGTAATCAATATACAGGGTTTAGATGCAAACTATCTTCCTATAGAAGAAGATATTACAATAGGTGGTTCAGCTGGAACACAGTTGTTTTTTAGAGTGTATCGAGCATTAGTAAAAGTTCCAGCAACAGGTCAATCTACTAATGTTGGTAAAATTGAGATTCAAATTGATGGTGCAAATAGAGCAGAGATATTGGAAGGAAACGGACAGACTTTAATGGCAGTTTACACAGTACCAGCTGGAAAAACTGGTTACTTAATGAAACTTCAAGCATCACCTTCTAAAAATACAGATGTATTATTTAAGTTAGTTGTTAGAGAATTTGGTGGTGCTTTTTTAACAAAAGGATTGTTTGGAACTTTTGGTGTTCCAGTTACATATGATTATCCTGTTCCTCTTAGATTTCCTGAAAAAACAGATATTGAAATTCAGGGAAAAGCAGGAAACACTTGTGCAGCTGGTTCAGTATTTGATGTTATATTAGTTGATAATCCTTAATGAGATTTTATGAAAAAAGAAACTGTAAAACAACTGAATGATATTTTAGATATTGCAGATGATATTATTGATATTGAAGAACCTAAAGAAATACAGAAAGCACCAGCAGTAGAAACAACAACTACTGACTTAACAAGTGACTATGATTTCTCAAGGGATCAGTATCATAACATTATTGAAAAAGGAAATGAAGCACTAGTAGAATTATTAGCTATTGCAAAAGAAGGTGAACAACCTAGAGCATTTGAGGTTGCAACCCAACTTATGAATTCTTTAGCTGCAACAACTAAAGAACTTTTGATATTACAAAAAACCAAGAAAGAAGTAGAAGGAACAAATAAACCTACGAAGAATGAAAATAATCTTTTCATTGGTAGCACTTCCGAACTTCAAAAACTTCTTGAAATGAAAAAGAAAAAATAATATGCCAGAAGATAATTCCTATTTAGGAAATAACCTTTTAAAAGGTTTAGGTGTACCACATAAGTTTACTAAAAAAGAGATAGAGGAATACATTAAGTGTAAAGATGATCCTATCTATTTTTTAGAAAATTATGTGAAGATTGTGCACGTTGATGAAGGCCTTGTTCCTTTTAAGATGTATGATTTTCAAAAAAACTTAGTAAACGCTATAACAGAAAATAGAAATGTCATTGTAAAAACAGGTAGACAGGTTGGTAAAACTACAACTACTATCGGTTGGTTATTACACTATATTCTTTTTAATCAAGAAAAAATTGTTGGTATTCTAGCTAACAAGGCAATCACTGCTCGTGAAATCCTCGGCCGTGTTCAAACATCCTATCAGCATCTCCCAAAGTTTCTCCAGCAAGGTTTAAGAGAATGGAATAAAGGTTCTATGGAACTTGAGAATGGAAGTAAAGTTATTGCTTCTTCCACATCTTCAAGTGCTATTCGTGGATTTTCATTTTCTTGTATTCTCCTAGATGAATTTGCTCATGTTCAGAGACATATTGCAAACGAATTTATTCGCTCAGTTTACCCTACAATTTCGTCTGGTAAAGAAACAAAGGTTATTATTGTATCTACTCCAAACGGATTTAATCTATTCTATAAATTCTGGAATGATGCTGAAGAGGGAAATAATACATTTTTTCCTTTCAAGGTTCATTGGTCAAATGTTCCGGGCCGAGATGACGAATGGTATAAGAGAACTGTATCGACTATTGGTGAAGATGCTTTCAGACAGGAGTATGAAGCAGAGTTTTTAGGTTCTACAAATACTCTGATTTCTACCGAAAGACTGCAAGAAATGTCATATAATGCACCATTATTCACTAGAGATGGGTTAGACGTACATGAAGAGCCGGTTGATGGACATACATATACTATCACCGTTGACGTAGCTAGAGGTCAAGGACAGGACTATTCCGCCTTTTCGGTGTTTGATATTACCGAAATTCCGTACAAAATAGTGGCTAAATACCGAAATAACACCGTCGCACCCCTACACTTTCCCAATATTATAAATACTATTGGAAAGAGATATAATTATGCATATGTTTTAGTAGAAATAAATGACATTGGTTCTCAAGTTGCTGACGTTTTACACCATGATTTAGAGTATGAGCATTTATATTCAACATCATGGTATGGTAGGCATGGACAGCAATTAAGTAGTGGTGCTAAGAGAGAATCTGCATTTGGTGTAAGAACAACCAAAACAATGAAAAAGTTGGGTTGTTCAAACTTAAAATCACTAATTGAAGAAAATAAACTTTTATTTAATGATTATGATATTATAACAGAACTAACAACCTTTATTGCTATTGGTGAATCCTTTTCAGGCGAAGAGGGAACTAATGATGATTTGGTAATCACTTTAGTTTTATTTGCTTGGTTAATAGACCAACAATATTTTAAAGATTTAAGTAATCAAAATATAAGAGATAATTTATATCAAAATCAAATGAATCAATTAGAAGATTTAACGACACCTTTTGGTGTTATTGATAATGGATTAAATCAGAAAGAATATGAGATAGATTCAGATGGAACAATATGGGAAACAGTAAATTAAATTATGCAATTGATGAAAAATATATTAATATAAAAAATGTAATTAATTGTAAAGGAGAATTAAAATGCCATTTCAAGTCAGCCCAGGCGTAGTAGTTACTGAAAGAGATTTAACTACTGTAGTACCTAATGTTGCAACAAGTATTGGTGCAGTAGCGGGTCAATTTCAATGGGGCCCAGTTTTAGAAAGAGTAAGAATTACAACAGAAAATGATTTAGTAAAAACATTCGGTGAACCAACCACTAATACGTTTGAACATTTTTGGTCAGCTGCTAATTACCTAGCATATTCAAATAATCTTTTGGTAGTTAGAAATGTTAAAGACGATGCAAGAAACTCTGTAGTTGGAGATGATAACGCTGGTTTTACTGGAACAAATAGTACAGTTGTACAAAATGGAGATGATTATGAAAGTGATCTCAGTGCTTTAACAGCTGGTGACACATTATTCATTGCCAAATATCCCGGCGTAAGAGGAAATAGTTTAAAAGCGATTGCACTAGATGGAACAGGTTGGGCAACAGCCGAAGGAACAGCAGCAGGTGCAAGAACAACAGACCAAAAATTATTCTTAGCATCTTTTGACAGTGCTCCTGCAACATCTGCTGACGTTGCTTCTGTTGGTGGATCAAATGATGAAATGCACGTTCTTGTTATTGATGAGGATGGTTTGTTTACGGGTGAGCCTGGAGAAGTAGTAGAAGCACATGGTTATGTAAGTAAAGCAATTGATGCGAAAAAATTTAATGGTTCATCAAATTATGTAGGAAATGTTTTGAGAAATGAATCAAAGTATATTTGGTTAGGTTCCAGAAATAAAATTACCGAATCTTCACTTGATGCCTCTCCAGCAGCTGATGCAGGTGCAAGTAAATCTGGTACAACTTTTAAAAGATTAAATGCAGCTGCTGCAGCAGATCAGATTATTGGTGGTAGTTTAACTGCCGGTCTTGATGGTTCTGATTTAGTTAATGCTGATTTAACAGCGGCATATGATCTTTATGTGGATGCTGATACTGTTGATGTTACTCTGATAATGTCTGGTGCTGGTAGCACTGTTGTTGGAAGTCACATCATTGACAATATTGCATCAAAACGAAAAGATTGTGTTGCATTTGTATCTCCTAACAGAGCATCTGTTGTTACTCCTGCTAGTAACGATGCAGCAGTAACTGCACTTAAAGCAGATAGTACTGCACTCGGTTCTTCTAATTATGCTATTATGGATGGTGCATGGAAATATCAATATGATCGTTATCGTGACATTTTTGTTTATGTTCCAATGAACGGTGACATTGCTGGTCTTTGTGCAAGAACTGATTTCACGAATGATGCTTGGTGGTCACCTGCTGGTTTGACAAGAGGTGTAATTAAAAATATTGTAAAATCTTCTTGGGAACCAACAAAACCAGATCGTGATGAGATTTATCAACTAGGTATTAATCCTATTACGACACAACAGGGTGCTGGTGTTATTCTTTTTGGTGATAGAACTATGCAAATTACACCAACAGCATTTGATCGTATTAATGTTCGTAGGTTATTCATTGTTCTTGAGAAAGCAATTGCTGTTGCGGCTAAAGCAATGTTGTTTGAATTCAATGATGAATTCACAAGGTCACAATTTGTTAATATTGTTACTCCTTTTTTGAGGGAAGTACAGGGACGTAGAGGACTCACAGACTTCAAAGTAGTTTGTGAT